CAGGCGGGGACCAAATTGCTTGTAAGATCCTCTCCACCGTTTGACTTAGGCTTGACGTGATCGAGTGTAAGTTCATTAATTTCATAGTTATTTCCGCAATAAACGCATTGACAATTGAAGTGCTCTTTAATAGCTCTTCTCCAGAGCCTTTTAGCTTCTGAATTTGTCATGGTTATTAGGTTGTATAAATAGTGTTCAGGGGTTGGTAGTAGTGGGGTCATTTACGAATCTTTAATCGGCTCTTACGGTTTTCACTTGGTTTCTTTAAGGTTGCATCTTTAGCTTTTTTACTATTCTGTTTACCTTTTTTATGGGCTACATCTAGTCCATCTCCATTACCGTAAGTACCTTTCTTTCGATTAATTGCGTTAGCATTAACTCGTAAAGCTAGACCTTTTTTTGTTTTGTTATACGCTTTTTGTTGAGCTTTATAATTGCCGTTAGCGTACTTAGCTCCGCTTGCCATAAAGTCTACTTTGTACTAATTCTGGATCTACTTTTGGCATTACAGCTGCAAGCTTGGAGAGTGGGTTGCCGTCATATGCAATACCGCTAATGTCATTAGTTTTAAGCCAATCACAGGCTGCTTTTAGATCTTGGGTAGAAGCTTCGCCACTTTTAACCCGTTTAAGGAATTCAGTTGTGACGAGATTATGTAATTCATTAAATTGGTCTTCAGTGGCTTTCTTCATTAGGCTTTTTTGATTTTTAATTTGTCTTTAGGTTTTTTTCCTTTGGCTTGGATAGTTACATCAAACCAACCACCACGTCCTCCATACTCTTTATTGAGTTGATCGCATTCTTTATTAGCAGCTTTAAGGCTTCCGAATGTACCAACTTTTTCACCTGTTCTAGTGTTAACTACTGTGCATTTCATTTAGCTCCCTGGAAATAAGTTCTTTTTAATCAATTCGACTGCCTTATCATCAATGGTGTTATCAGTGGTGCTGGCATAGGCTTCTAGTAGTTGTATAACTAACTCCTTAACAGCTGATGAGCTGAGGAACGCCATGAGGACGGGTTTGATAAGTACGATCATTTTTATTTAGTGGTTTTAGTGGATTTCTTTGCTGCTTTAGCTTTAGCTTCAGCTTCTCTTTTATATTGTTCGCTTAAAGTGCTCATAATACATTTAGGTTCTTTTTGTTTAATCCAAGGTTTATACCAAGGTTTTGGTGGCGTTGTACATTTAAGAACTTCTTTTTTTGCTTTTTCCCATGAAGCTATTGGTATAACATCACTGCACATACCAGCTACACGTGTATTAGGTAATAGCATGAAGCCTTTTTGCTGTAACTCTGCACACTTCAAGACTCTGACTAATTCATAGTCAAGTCTCATCTTTTCTTCCTGTCTTGCCGCTATAGTGCGACACCTTTCTAATCCTCTTTTATCCAGGGGAACCATAAAGTTAACTTGGAATCCCCAGTTCTCAGCTACTGTATAAGTTTGCTGAGTCATAGTCTCATCAAATGGAGTTGTTTGATTACCCATATAGAATGGGGAGAAAGTCATTGTTGATCCATTACACGAGATGTTAGGTCCGTAGTGCTGTCTTGACGGTGCTCCATTGTTTTGGAATTGCACCGCTTGGTTGGTTACATTTCCCGTTGCAGCAGCCACAGGATTACTAACATTATTCGTGTCATCTTCAGCACGAACTGGTGCTATTGAGAGAAGACTGATAAGGATACCGTAGTAGAAGTAACGTCGATTTCTCTGTCGATTACTTCGACTGATAAGACCTGACTGGCTGCTCTTTCTGTTATTTCTAAAGTGAAAGGATCTCCAGCTGTATGTAGGGTAAATACTGAATCTGTATCTACTAAGCCTCCTGATGAGGCTGATGTATGAGTGATGTTTTCGCCACTCCATTTGTTTAATGCAGACCCATAAGTGGTCGTCGTTATTTCCTCGACGATCTCTTGAGTCGTTGTCGTTGTACTGTTCATCGACCCCTGGGTGAAATTCGGGGTCACTAATTCTGCTCTCGCTACCGTGGGTGATGCCAGTAATAAGAGTACTAGCCATTTCTTCATTGCTTTGGTTTTACGTTGCTAGAACCATTTTTCTTACCATTTCCATTACCTGTAGACAAACCAAAAGTTGCAAGTGCTCCTGTGAAAATCGAAGCCGGAAATGTAATATCCCCACCTGGACTCTTCTTAAACATTGGTATTTCAACGTAGTTTAAAGTTATGATAAAACCGGACCAAATGACTACTCCCAATCGGACCATAGCCCCAAGGATCACCATTTGTTCTTCATGATCATCTACGTTCTCTTTTAACTTGCCTAAGAGTCCTTTTGGTTTTTCTTTGACTTCTTCCATGTATCAATTTTCCCTTGTAAGAATTTCTGTACTTTCTTTTTGATTGGTTCAAATAAAGACTGAGTAATAGAAGTAGTAGCTACTGCCACTACTGCTGTAGTAACAGCTGTAACAACTACTGCTGTCTCTGGTATTGGCATTTGAATATCCAATACAGGTATTTGTAATTTAGGTGGCTCTGGCTGTTCTGTTGCTTCAGCTTCTACTCCCTCTGGTGACTCCAAATCACTAGGAGGTATAACCATTGGTTTATAAGATGGAAACCTCGCTGTTGGTGGTTTGAACTCGATTTGCATCGAGGGTAGCGATTTAGGAGTAGTAGGTACTCTTATCCTACCAAGGTTTGCCGACACCTGTAGTTGGAGTCTTCTGTTCGTTAACGCCGTTCTCTACTGCTGTTTCAATTGCAGCTACATTATCAACGGGGTTACCATCTTCACCTTTACCTGCATTTAGTTTTGCTTTAACCCAACCAATTACTACTTCTTCTGTAAGGTCTGCATAAGGTATAAGAGTATCAGGCTTAGGAAGGTCTACTTCACCAGTTACTCTAAATGAATAAGTACCATCTTCACCATTTACACGGTATATCACTTTATTTACATAACCATCAGCTAGTACTCGTTGAAGGGTGTTTACTTGCCAAGTTTTTGTTGCCATTTTAAGGTGTTGTGTCTTTGTTAGCTATTAAGAATGCTTTATAGTCTGCTTTGACTTGTGTAGTCCATGCAGCGTTGCATATTGCTTGTACATCTGCATCTTCTCCACTGATATCTGTATCAACTAGGTTATCACTTGCATCAAGTGTTCCTGGTTGTAATACTTTTCTACTAAAGGAACGGGTAAGTTCTACACCATCTTTTTTAATGATTGTTGCAGTTCTTACCTGTATGTTCCATTTTCCAACGACTTCAATCTTATCGTTCTCTTGTGTTTCTGTTAATGCCATTTAGGATATATCTCCAATATAAACAGGTTTATGGCGTAGTTTAGAGACGTGCGAACGGTCTAGTTAATTAATCGACCATGTAAGTTAAACTGAATCTAAGTGAAGTATTATTCGCTACGTTAGTGTTATTTACTACTTGAGCCTCACCATCGCTATTATATCGATAAACATAGACTTTACTTGAAGTATTTTGTATTGAATAAAGGTGCATAGAACTACCAACACTACTAAAATTTGAAGAAAAACTAATAATTCCACCTAATCTAGAACCAGTTTTATTAGAAGTAACAAAAGGTAATCCTTTAAAATAGAAAGATCCAGTTGAACTGCCTTTATTAGCTAAACTGATAGCACCATTTACATGTACAAATCTACCAATTTTTGTATACCAACCTCTTTGTTCATTATTTGAAGTATAAGTAACATCAGATCCATCGCTAGTACCGAAGTAAACTGTTATATTAGCACTTCCCTCCTCATAATCACTTAACAAGTTACTATCAGATCCATATGTACCAGTGGAAGTATTTGAGCTATCAGTAGCATCATGTGGATGGAACATAATACCGTGATTGCCTGCTAAGACTAGATTTCCGTCGAGAATATTTAGATCATCCGTAAACTCAAATGAGTTTGTACCTGAAGTGTATATCTGCAACTTGTCAGAACCATGAGCATATTGAATCCTTCCTCTTCCTTGACCATCAGGATCATCAAATCCAATGCCACCCGTTTTATCGGTTGGTGTAGATATTGTTATACCCGAATGATCGACACCCTCAATAAAGACATCGTCTCTATTTGTAGAAGCAGAGGTAACACCTGAATCACCTGTTTTTATATGTACTCCGTAATTAGAGCAATGAGGGTCGATTGTATTTATAGAAACTCTTCCATTACCATCAATTCTTAATCTTTCTGTACCAGACGTAGTTGTAGTATTTGCAGCAGTAAAGAACTTATGATGCGTTGCTGCATTCATATAGCTAGTTCCACCACCATAATTAACTTGGTTTGAGGTGTCACTTCCAACTGCATAAAATATATTTGCAGGCTCTTCGGCGTTTGTATAATGATAAACACCTACTCGACAGGCTTTACTCGTACTATTTGTTAAGGTTGCTGAACCTTGTGCATTATCAGCACCAAGCGTTAACGTAGGTTTTGAAGGTTTACCTGTGTAGGTAATAGTTGCACGACCTGATATAGCTGCACCTTCTGAAGTTGTCTCAAACTTCTTACCGCCGTCGTAATAAAGTTCAACGCCAGCGTCAGCAACCATCTTACAGAATAATTCTGAACCACCTGTCTTATAGAAGTGAATTGGATCACCTTTTATATGTAAAGGTTTAGTAGCAGAAGAATTAGTTTCAATTATGCTTTGCGTTCCATCATGGATGATTTGTAGATCATTTGAAGTACCTAAATCAAGTTTACTGTTATCATCTCCTCTAAAATGACCAGTAACATAATGATCCCCTGTTGTTTTTGATCCAGCAGAAGTGGTTTCGAATTTTTTACTGCCTGAATGATAAAGATCAGTAGAACTATCAGCATTGAATACTGCAATCCAATCATTATTTGTTTTCTGGAACTTAATAGCGTCATCTGATCTTATTTTTAAGTGACCAGTTCCACTTTCGTCGATATATGAGTTTGTTCCATCATGGTACAGAATCAAATCCCCATTATCTGTTGTTCCATTACCACCTAAATGCAGCTTAATATTATCTGCGTTCTTCTCTCCTAGCAGTGGAAAACCACCATCTGTTGAGCCGTCTTGTACGACTACTGTTTGTTTTGTAGTATCTACTGTTACTTCTCTTGCAGCCCCATTAAATGAAGAATGCTGGGTCGTAGTACCACCTCTAAATTGTACTTGTGTTGCCATTGTTAATAATTAGGTAATTGATCCGTAGTTATATGAAGAGCTGCCTTCAGCCATTGTTAGTAGGGTGTTTGAAGTTTCATTTGTAAATACCGCATTAGCTCCTGTGTCGGTAATATCTCCCCAAGCCGTATGAGAACTGACGTTATCAGCTAAGTTATAAGGTGATGATTCAACTTGAGTTAATATTGCTGATGCTGAATCACGATGTTGTTGAGCTGTATTTCTATAGGCTAAAGCGTTAGCAGCACTGGTAGAGGCATTACTTGCTTGAGTGGTAGCTGTAGATGCTTGAGTTGTTGCTGTACTTGCACTTGATGCAGCAGAGGTGGCACTTGCGGCTGAAGCCGTTGCACTTGAAGCAGAGTTTGTAGCTTGCGTTGATGCTGTATTTTTGTGTGTTTCGGCTGTGGAAGCATGACCAGACGCTGTAGTTGCACTTCCTGCTGCTGCTGTAGCACTTGATGCTGCTGCTGTCGCACTAGATGCTGCATTTGTTGCATTCGTTGCTGCATTTTGAACAGCCGTCAAATTAGTAGTGATATTGTTTATTGCTGTCGTATCACCAGCTACTGTTGTTACGTTTGAACTAATTCCAGCAACAGTTGTGACGTTAGAACTGATTCCAGCAACTGTTGTTACATTGGCACTTACCCCAGCAACAGTAGTTACATTTCCACTGATACCTGCAACTGTAGTGATATTTGAATCATTACCAGCAACAGTATTAACATTCGCAATATTTCCAGCAACAGCTGTTACTTCAGTTGCCTTTGGTACATACCTATGAAATTTATAAGTATAAGCATCTATGTCAGTTGTTTCAACAATTATGCCAAAACCTTGCTTATAAGTTGTATTTGCAGCCGCCGCAAGAATACTAACTATTGTATTAGTATTAACTGTTCCATTAGGTATATTAATTACACCACTACTATTTGACGTTACATCATTTGCTAAAGGTACGCTAACAAGAGTGCCATAACCATTATTTACATCAGGGTTAGTTTCTGGAAAACTTGTTTCATTTGATATTGGTACAAAACCACCTACATCATCTACAAGATCAACTATACGTGCGTCGATAGCACCAGTCGTTGCTAATTTATTATCATCTGCAACCCAAGTGTCACCAGATGTTATATCATCTAAAGTACCTTTTTCATAAAATATTTCACCAGCTCGTTTAGCTGAATATACCTTAGTATCACTGGTTGATGTTCCAGAGGTGACTATGGCACTACCTGTTATGTCATCTGCATTTACGGTGTCTATATAGCCTGTGCCATCAACGTATAGGTTTCTCCATTGATAATTAGAAGCACCGAGATCTAGAGAATCATCAGCGTTTGGTACAATGTCTTTATAAGGTTGAACTACAAAATTATCTACAACTAAATAAGTAGAATTACCAGCTTTGTTCTTAAATATAGTAAGATTAGAGTTTAATTCAGCAGCATTACTTGTTGTACTGTATTCAATACTAAAGTCATCACTATTACCTAATTTTATTTGTTTATTATCAACAAGGGAAAGGTCTCCTGAAATATCTACATCATCAGAAAGTGTTAAGTTACCTCCTGAATCTGATATTGTTCCAGTGACAACTAAGTTACCATTGATAGTAGCTGTATCAGCACTGATGGTATCTATATAGCCTGTACCATCAACGTATAGGTTTCTCCACTGTGCAGATGATGTACCTAAATCAATAGAGTCATCATCATCTGGTTTAAAGGTTTGATAGGATATGAACTCACCATTATTTATAAATAACTTCTGACTACCTCCTACTTTAAATCTATATGCTCCAGTAGTATTAACAGTGTAGTCACCTGCAACTGTTAGTAGTGCATCCTCCGCTGATGAATCCCATTCAATAGTAAAGTCATCACCATTACCTAATTTTATTTTTACATCATCGTCTAAACTTATTGATTCAAATATACCCTTTTGATTCTGCTTTTCCTGTAGAGCATACAATACTTGATCTTGATTATTGTTTAAGTCTACTGCTCGTATAGACGATCCAGCAGCAAATACTCCTTTAGCAGCATCTACATCTGTATCTCTATATACTCTTACTACTACACCACTTGCAGGTGCAGAGCTAAATACCACCTGTGCAGGACTTGTCGTTGCTGTGTATCCAGTTGTTTGTGTTACTCCATTTAAAGCAACTTTAATGTCTTCAGTTTTTAAAACAGGGAACGGGTAACTAAAGGTGGTAGTTGACGCATTACCTGTATATTCTTGATAAGTTGTTGCCATCAATCATTTTGTTAGTTGGTATGGCGGGTGGGTTTTATCTGGTAGGTAAAATAAATTCAGGATATGCATTATCCGTTAATTCATCTATATTACCCGCTTTTTGATTATAGTCAGAATTGATCTTCTCATATTCACGTTCTCTAATACCAGCTCTCATCTCATCAGGTAAGTTATCCTCTGCTACTCGTTTAGCTTGAGCATAAGCTTGTTGTAACCTAGAATAAATATTAGCATACTTTGCAGT